TAACGGCCGGCGTGATAGTAGATCTTGATTAGTTGTTCGTGATGTTCAGCTAGATCCTTATTAGTCAGGATCGCGTAGCCGTCTTTCTGTAAGGCCACCTCGCGCATCCACCGCGCTATGGCCTCGATACTTGTCCTTTTCAATGTTCTCCTAAATTGCGGTTCGTGTGTAGTTATCGTGAAGTCGGAACCAAAAGCCGGTGCTGGCGTCATAGACCGGCGCTATGTCCGTACGCTCATAGCGACTTAGTTTCCAGCCATAAACCCTAGCCAGCTCAGCCATTTCTGGATCGCTTTCCATAAGGCCGTTGATCTCAGCGCACATAGAAATTATGTTTGTAGGATCGCCAGCCGATTTAGCGCCACCCATTCCCCGATTAGCGCGGTGATGCGGAATTAGGTCATAAGGCCGGCCACAGTGATAACAACCGCGATCCCTAAACAGGTACTTCTCGAACTCTTGTGGTTTCATTCGTCCCATTCGTTGCCTCTAAACCCTATTCTCATTTCGGGGTAATTAGCGTCCTCAACTCGGTCAGCTGTTGCGGTTAGTCCGGTATCTCGGTCAAAAGTTTCTTCGGGGCATTCGTGTTGCTTACGCCAGTTCTTCAAAAGCTGTTCCGCTCTCTCGGACTTAGCTTTGAATCGAGCGCCGCAACTGCACCTCTCGGAAACTTCTTCAATCATCTACCGGCCTGTAAGTAAGTAATCTCGACCATTCGCGCTTGCGTTTGTAAGGCGCTTTGCGTCTGGTTCAGCTGTTGGAGTTTAGTCCTAACCCGATTGTATTTGGCTTTGGCTAATTCCGCCTCTAGCCGCGCTTCCTGGCTTTCTAGCTTGGCTAAGGCTTGGCGATCGCTCACCAATCCGTCTATCCTGAGGAAAGCCGTGGCTTCTATCCGTTCGGCCTCGGACTGTTTATTGGCTAGATCTACTTCCGCGTGGTATTGGGCATCTATGCCCTTTTCAGCCTCGCGGCGTATCTCCGCTAGCGCCTGAATTATCCGATCCGGTGTGACTATTTCTTCGCTCATTTTCCAATCGCATTTCTAACTGATGAACTCTAAAAAAAGCGTGAGTCCAGCCGAACTGCTTTGCTCGGTAAAGCCGCAAAGCCAGTTCGCGCTGTTCCTCGATGTGGGCAATTAGGATTGCTTCCCTTTGTTTGTCCAAGTTTCAGCCCATTCTGTAATCGTGGCCAGGGTCGGATCATCTACTCCGGCTTGTCTAGCTTCACTATACAACTTGCGTAGCTGATCTAGGGATGTGGCACTTTGAGCCTCGCCAATCCAATCGCGGCTAGGAGTCAGGCCACGCGCTACTTTAGCCATCTCCTCGCGAGTCACGCGCTTATCGCCACCATAATTTGCGTTGGCCAAGGCTCGGCCAATCGCGCTGGTTTCGCAGTTCTCTAGAGCGCTAGTTTTATTAGCCATACCGTTCTTGCCGTCAATCTCAAAAGCTAGGCCGGTAGATTTTAGATACCAACTGTTTTCTGGATAATCTTGCGCAGGGGCATCTTCCCAGATTTCAAACATTGGCAACCAGATCTCCGCTTTGACCACCCAAGTTAGCGCCGCTCGATCTTCCGGCGTTGTTAGGTTTTGGGTTGTTATCCTGCCGTGAGGGTGATCCGCGTAAAAACGTTTGATGCGATCTTTTACTTCCTCATAATCATTTGGGTTATAGCTCATTGTCGTCCTCATCTTGTTTGCTGTTGTTGATTAGGTCATCTACCTTGCGCGGCAAGACTACATCTGGGTTAAGTTTGTGGTATTCCTTATCCGTAAGGATCGTGACCAATGACCAGTTTTCGTCCTCGCCAACAGTTAGCCACTTACTCCTGAGGCCGGCGAACTTTAGTTTGTAGCCGTGATAGACCACCACTTCGTAATCGCCGTTCGGGTCATAGCCGCGGTGCGGCGTGGTTCTCTCTAGTGCCACGATCTCGCCGGCTATGTTCGTATTCTCGAAATTGTGCCTAACCATAACTACCTGACCGACTTTGGGTTCTTCGGAGTAGAAAGTGTCTAGCACGTCTATTAGTCGTTCTGCGTTTTCCATTTATTGCCCTTTCTTTTTTGTTAGATACGGCTTGCCGCCGTTACGCGCAACCCTTATGTATGACGGAGTGCCATAGATAAGAGCTGTGCGAGCTTTGCCCATAGCGTCTAGAACTGCGGCTTCGGCCGTTCTTAGTTGCTTTGTGGTTTCTTCGACCGCTTTTAGCGCACCGTAGTATTGGATACCTAGATCGTCTAGTTCTACGGCTAGATCTGGGTCAATGTCTGGGTGTTGTGCGCGGACGGCCTGCACAGTTGCTTCTGAGCCGTCCCATCGCGGCCGCTCACCGGTTGCTAAACAACGGCGAAACTCTTGAACGCGCTCTAAATCGTAATGTTGCCAAGTCGGATCCGCTAGAACTAAAAACTCGCGGTAGTCAGATCCGGCGATAAGCACCGCAACTCGCGCCTCATATAAACCCATTGTGGCCATATACCATTGGACTTGGGTAGCGTAATAGCGCGGAACACCCTTTTCCCAATCATCAGCAAACCTCGCTGTTTTTATTTCTAAGATCCCTAATTCACCGTCCGCCTTTTCATAGATCGCGTCCGGATTAGCCAGCATAAAATCGTGTTGATTATTTACCCAAGTTCCAACTTCGCGGTAAATCTTTAGCTCCGGGTGATCAGCCTCAAATCGGTTGATAATTATCGGTTCTAAGGATCTTCCCCAATACATCGCTTCGTTGTCGCTGTTGTTAGTTGGGATTAGACCGGACTTCTTCGCCCAAAGTGAATACGCGCTCTCATACTTGCTTTCACCGGCGATCGCACCAACCTCAGATCCGCCAATCCTGCCCTCGCGCATTTTGTGCCATTCTGGCGATCCGGCTTCGGCGTTACCTATAAGGGTTGCGCTGACCTTTTCTGCTATGCTGTTTTCAGCCATCATTTACTTGTCCTTTCTGGTGGCGGCCGGCGGTCAGCGTAGATCGCCGGCTTCTCATTTACTCTAGGGCTAGGGTCAGTCTTTTTATTTCTAGCCGCCTCGCCGTTATCGAAAAGTTATTTTAGAAACGGCGGCAATCCTAATACGGCCGCCGGACTTTATAGCGCTAGCCTCAACTTATGAAGTCCGAAGCGCACGAGAAGTATCTAAGGCTCAACGAGCGTATTATCGCCGAGAACGAGCGCTCAGGCTTCGTGCCGCCGTGCCGATCTAAGCCGAAGATTTTCTACCCAGAGGATTTTTACCAGAACGCGGAGCGTGAGGCCGTTGAGCGCCAAGCTAAGGCTTTATGCGGCCGCTGTTTATTCGCTAATGAGTGCCTAGATTACGCGCTAACCGCTAAAGAAACTACTGGGGTTTGGGGTGGTATGACCGCCCGCGAGCGGCAAGGCTTATTACGCCGGCTTAGTTAGTCTTTCTTGAAAGCTACCGAAGTTAGCAAGCTAAGCAATCCAGCGCCTAGCGATACCGAAGCTAAACCTGGCCAGTCAATAGCAAATAGGCCGATAGATCCTGAACCTAGAAAAGCGAGCGCCGCCTGAGCTACTGTCTTGATAGCTCTTTCACCGGCGTATGACCAAAACTCTAAACTAAACATCTTCCCGATCCTTACTGATCTTTACATCTTCGTATGTAGCAAAAGCAGTATAGGCCGTCAAAATAATAGAGATCAAGGCCACGCCGCCAATTATCAACTCACGCGAAACCGAACTATCGGAAGCCCAAGTTGCCGCGCCAAAAATAATCATTGTTGCGGCCAATGCGAAGCTCATATAGATCAGCCTACGGCGATGCTTCCAGCTAGGCATTCTGCTTGTTCATCCAAGCAATAGGATCTACCGGAACTTTGCCGCGCACTTCCCAATGTAGGTGAATACCGGTGGAAGCACCGGTTGTTCCCATAATTCCTAGCTTCTGTCCTTGCTTTACGCGATCGCCAACCTTGACCGCAATAGAGTCTTGTTCTAGGTGAGCCATAAGGTGCGTAGCGCCGCTAATACCGCGATACTTTACAAAGTAGCCATAGCCGCCGCCTGGGGCAGTTGATTTACGAGCTTCTAGAATTACGCCATCTTCTGGCGCGATTATGGCAGTCTTAGCGCGGCCGGTGACTAGATCCGCGCC